CGTTGCACGGGATTCGATACAGCGCATGATGTCGCCACCTTCGCCCTGCGTCCAGATGTCACCCACATCGTAGGGTGTAGTCGGTGTTACGACGAATACACGACGTTTGGCATCGGCCGTGTCCTGCGCCCGCGCCGCCTCTTGCAGGGCCTTTACCGCATCGCTGTCGGCGATCGGCGTCCATTTATAGGTTCCGTCCTCTTCTTTTACCCACCGCCACGATTTGCCCGCATCGGGGTTCGTCGTCTTGTCGCTCGATATGGTGAAGTGAATCTGCGGGTATTCCGCCGGAGTGATTTTGGCATTATCGGTTTTGCGGATGACAAAAGCTATGTAGGGATTGTCGCTTCCGACGGTATAGCTCTGGCTCCATACGTAACTTGCTATAACCGCTCCGGATGACGCTATCGGATTGTAACCCATCGTATAGCCTTCGCCCACCGACAGTACGGCGCCTTTGGGTATTCCTCCGACCGGAGTTTTGAGCCGGATGCGGGTGCTGTCGGCGATTTTGATTTGATCCCAGGTCTTAATGCCGTCGATATAGGATGCACCGATGCTGCCCTGCTCCCAACAGCCTGCGTCCGTCGGGTCGAAATTCGCGGGCAGCGTATTGGTGAACGTGTCGCCGATATGGTTTTCCTGCTCGCCGTCCGCTATCCATGTTTGGGCCGGTTCATTGTAAAGCGAGGGGGTATAGGGATAAAACCAGTTTTCCACGACACCGTCCAGCCGTTTGTTGATCTCGGACAATTCGTCGGGCAGCGTGTTATCGATGTAATCCTTAGCCTGCTGAGCTTTGCGATCGGCGGAATTGGCAGTGGCCTGGGCTTCGGTGGCCGTCTGATCGATCTGTTCGATGTCGAACTCCTTCTGGAACTGTCCCGTTGCGGGGTCGTAGAGCTTGCCTTGCTTCCAGCCTGCCTCCGGGGTGAAGGCCACGCCGACGCCGTTGTCGCCGACCAGCCGGAACAGCTTGCTCCGGGTGTCCAGCAGCGCCTTCTTGTCCAGGCTGCTGATCATACCTTGCAGGTAGATATTATCCAGATAGGCCGAATAGCCCGACATCTGGATCCCGAAGACGGAGAGGTTCGTAAGGTCACCGAACTGCGCGGCGATATTCTCGGCCGTGAACTCCCAGTCGCTGACATTGCGGAGATAACGCTGGTAGGTGCGCGTCGAGTAGCGCGAGCTCCGCCGGGCGGTATTCGTGAACGAGCCGTAGGCTACGAAGGTCATCGATTCCATCGGATCGATCTGCTTGGTAAAGGTGGCCGACAGGGGGCGCAGCTCGTAGCGGAACCGCTCGTTGCGGTCGCCCAGGACCTCCGTGATACGGAAATAGACCGTTGCGAAGCCTGCGAAAGAGAAGTTGCCCCGGCCGTCGTCGGAATCTGCCGTCGCATTGTTCGACGGGTCGAAGTCGTGGAAGATACCCATGCAGATATCCCCGACAGCTACGGCGCCGATCTCTCCCTCTTCGAGTTTGAGCGTTACGAGCTTCTGCTCCTTGTCCACGCTCTCGATCACCCCGGCGCCCGGAGCGCTCCAGTCGTCCCCGACGCTGATGCCCACACGGTTGTACCGAAGCTCCGGAACCTCCAGAAAACGACGGATGAAGAGGCTCTCCAACTCGCCGGCGCCTTTTTCACTTATAAACCCGCCCACTCCGGTAATACCGGAGGCATATGATGGTCCAAATTGTGCCCCTGCGTTGAAAGTCATTCTACCTTTGAACGTATCGGGTGCCTGCTTGTTGGCAAACTCCCATATTGCCCTTCGTGCAGAATAAGCATTTGTATCGGTCGGGAAAGTATTATCGTATCGGGTGATTAGATATATAGCCGCTCCATTCTCCGCAATGCCTATACGTTGGGAATAGAGCGATGCTTTCACGTCCGATTCAATACTGCCCAGGCGGGAATAAGGAGTATTGTCGCCTATCGTATAGGTTGCGATGTACTCGTTGTATAGTTTTTTTTCATAACCTTGAATCCGGGAAAGACGACCGTCTATACCGAATTGAGGACCCATTAATCGTACAGCCTGTCCTGCTTCGTAGTTTTTTTCGTTGTGTGTACAATACACGGGATTCGTTTCACAGTCATAGACTGTCGTGTCGCTGCTATGTTTGGCAGCATAGGAAGTGCCGACCTCAAGAAGTTCTTGTTCTGCTTCGTCTATGCGTTGCTGGGGGAGTTTGACGCCTGTGAGTACGAAAGTGTCAGGCCCTCGGTCATCATCTTTTCCACGAGGACGCATGTTTTCATTCGGTATAATCTGCTGACTTTCGCCGGACGTTTCGACTTGGGCGATGATTTCAAATTTCTTGTTGAATCCGTCTTCGGGTTTCCAGGTCGCGGGGTCGATATTGTCGCCATTGTCGTCGATAAGGGCGAGTTCGAAATCCCAGCCGATCAAATCGCCGCTCGTAAAATGTGCCCCCAGCGTTTCTCCTTCGATTACGTCTGAAGGTAGAAATGGCGTGTCGTTGCATACCATGACGTATGCCTTGTCGGTCTGCCCTTCAATGATTGTCCGATCGATAGTTTCTACCGAAGTGACGGTTTCCGTGTTCTTCGGGTAGATGTCGTCGAAAAACACTACGACTTCCTTGATTTCGTTTTTTGTAAGTCCGGGACGTGCGTCTATGTATTGCTGCCCATCCGGAAGCCGTAACCGGACTTCGGAAACGTGGTTCGTTACGCCGCCCTGTTCGGATTGTCCGTATTCTTTCGTCAGGTTGCGCGTGGAGCCGAATACATAGAAACGGGTCCCGTATTCGGAATCGTCCCCTTTCTTGGCCGGGATGCTTTTGACGACTTCTCCGCGTTTGAATGTTTCCGGCGTTCCGAAGTTCAGTTTTCCGAAATGCAGGGTTACGATACTGCCGTTCTCCTCGGTCCACCATTCGACATCGAAAGTCTCGGCAATGGATGATAAGGCATCCCAACAGGTATCGCCATTGAACGATACGAGCTTGTTGGTTTCCGGATGTTCGACATTTACACTTCCCATCTGCCAGTTGTTTCCTCCCAGTGCCTTGTTCATGTTGGCGACGATGAGCGCCCCGAAGGATGCCAAGTCTGTCGTGTTGTGGAATACAGCTTCAGGATTATCGCCTCCCAGCCAGAAGCAGATGAAATTTTTCATGTGGTTTTGCTGCGCCTGGAACTGAAGCGTGTATTTGTAGCCGCCGGTTTTGTTGTCGAAATCCGGATAAACCTCCGACATGATTTCGAATTTGCGGCCTTTGTAGGTGATGTATGATCCGAGGGGGAAATCCAGCGGGGTAAGCAAACTAAAGGGGAGTTCGATGTAATAATCCCCCATAAGTGCGTATTTGATAATGGCACTCGTTGTTACGGGCGCATCGTATATCGCTTTACCGGAAGGGTTGTATATTGTCATTTCGTCGATATATGTATCCTGTGCCATCACAGGGTCGATACAAAAGTGTGGGGTTTCGGCACATTATGCAAGTAATTTTAAGAAAAAATACAGAAAAACGCCCCGGTCTTTTGACCGGGGCAAGAGGGGGTTGCTTCCATCCGTATTTTAAGGTTTAAGCCATGAACTTTGCGGCTTAACGATTAGACGAGCGTTGTTATATGCCATCTTCAATGTTAAGCATGTGCGCGCTGTATAGGTATTATTCCCTATTTTATGCGTGGCTAAAGCTAAATCCGGATTGGGTGATCCAGGGGTAAGGCATAAGGGCAACAGAAGTTGTATTTTCCCTTCGTAATACAGGGGGACAGCTATTTTGTAATTTGACCTTGCTTTTTTTTGGGCTTCATTAATCGCGCCAACGAGTCTTCTGCGCATTTCGTCTGAACTCAGCCCTTGCATGTGTGCAGGAAATCTGTCCATGTTGTCCGCAATGATATGGTCGATTTGAGGGACTACCCTGCATTGAGGATTGAAAATCAAATCCTCGGGTTTCTGGAAAAAATCAGCAATGTCCGGAATATTATCGCCGAATTTGCTAATTAGCTGAATATCGCTTTCCCTGACAAATGCCTTGAAAACATAAGGCGATAAACCTTTCTCGGCTACATCTGGCCTATTGTTGCGTTCAGCAAGAGCAAATATGCTTTCCAAATTTGCAGTTACAAGTCCAGTATTGAAACATGCAAAATTGTTATCAGAAGAAAAGGATATTTTATTTTCAGATTTAATTTTGCGGAAAGTATGTTCGATATAACTTTTCAAAATGGAATATTTGGCTTGCGTAGCATCTGAGAAATCCCATGGTTCCGGATCTGCTATATTATTCGCAAGATATTCAATAGATGCGTCATAATTAGGGAACCAACAAAAGTCAAAAAGAGCCGAATGAAATTTTTTCATAAACGTAAGTTTTTTATATTGTCAATAAATAAAAAGACCGCCATGTAATATTATGACGGTCTTATTGTATCCTTTATGTTCGATATTCGTGGTTACGGATAGACCCGTACGTCTATATTTCATTATATGATGCAAATATAATACACGTTTTTTCGAGGTGCAAATTTTTTGCCAACTTTTTAGTTGCACTATGAAAACGTAGCCGAATACACGTTTATTGTCCTAACGTATGGAAATGATAAAGAGCGAAATTCGTAAGATTGGAGAAGAACTGCAATTGATTTGATAAGGATGGGGAGGGGCTAACGCATCATTTTACGATGAATAGCAGAAGCGAGTAAAAGGCTGGGATAGATTCCCGTCCTTTCCTATTCGCGTGCTGCCCGATCTGCGGGGTTGGGTTCGTTAAATTTCACTGTTAATCTCGATGCCAGGCGATCGGCTTCTATCATGTAGCTGCCTGAATCGCCGACGTAGGTCAAATGATACACTTCCGTTCCTAATGCCGGTATGGACAGGGAAATTTCTCCTTTTTGCAATAGAGCGATGAAATTTTTGTAATTGGTAAGGTGTTCTGTCGTAGTATTACCAAATATTGTGAAAGTTAATGTCAAATCCCGTGATGCCAACTTCGGTGTTTGAGGATAAATAACCTCTTTACCGTTTTTTGTCGGATCGTCATTCTCGACAAAACTTTTCAATGAAGAGGGGGATAATATATTTCCCAGAAAATCGTCGCCCATCGCAATCCCTTTCGCGTAGGCGTCCGATCCGTTTATCAATAAATCTCCGATCATTTTTTATCGTTTAAGGCTTTGGCTAAATATAATTCTGCTGTATCTATGACATCATATCCTTTCGAACTCACGAAGGAGGCGTAAAACATTCCATCTCCGAAAATAATACCGGTCCCTGTTTTATTTTCTTCGTTCAGCAGTTTGTTTGTGGCTTCGGCAGCTCGCGGGTCAGGGTGGTTTTGATCTCCTATGAATCGTTTTTTCTCTTTCCCGTTATAAGTTACGACATATCCGACCGCGCTCCGAAGGTTCCATGTATGATTTTGATAATCGGATTTTGCCTGTTGGAGAGCAACGGCCTGATGTGCTCGCTCGTCGAGGAATCCCACTACTTCGGGTTCGATTCCTTTGATGAATGAGTCCAAATCGGCTATGTCTTTCTCTATTTTCATATAGTGCAAAATACACTATTATTGGCACATTGAACAAAAATTCCGATGCAAAATTTTGCGGGGGGGGGGAATTTTGTACTTTTGCAATATGTAATCAATAATTTATTGTGCTATGAAAAATTTTTTACTCCTTTTTGTAATGATTCTTGGAGCCGTAAGTGCTAAATCACAAGAAGGCCATCTCTGTTTTCAGGGAATCCCTATTGATGGAAGTGCAAATGATGTTCGGATTGCTTTAGAACAAAAGGGATATCAGTGTAAATACAACAAACATGATTCTGTTTTGTTGGAAGGTGATTTTGCCGGTAAAAATTGTAATATAGCCATACTTACAACCCCTAAATCGAAAAAAGTTTATGCAATTGGAATAAGTACACCCGAATATTATAATTGGAGTGATATTCGATTTGATTTCAATAAATTAAAGCGGTTGTACATTGAAAAATATGGTAAGCCAAAGGACGATCATCACTTTTTCTCATCTCCCTTCAAGGAGGGTGATGGATTGGAGATGAGTGCATTAAAAGCTGGCTACTGTAACTATATGACTCGTTTTGAAGTTGAATCTGGAGAGATAGCGATCATGGTGAATGAATCCGCAGAAATTTTTATATTTTACAACGATAGTAAAAATTCTCTTATTGATACAATGGAGAAAAAAGAAGAAGCACTTGATGATATTTAGTAAGCACTATTCTCCTCAAATGTTTCTTACATCAAATGAAACACCCTGAGACTACATAAAAGGTCAGGGTGTTTCATTCTATCTATAATAGTACTCAATTTACAGCATTGTCGCAATCTGTTTTTCTACCGCAGCTTTGATGAATGCATTTATGGAAATCCCCGCTTGTTTGGCAAGTATGGCTATTTTTCTGTGGGTTTCAGGAGATATGCGCACATTCAAAGTCCCGGAATAACTTTTCCGGGGCTCTATGCCCATCGTTTTACAATGTTCCAAATAATCATCTACCGCACCGTGAAAATCCTCTCGAAGCTCCGCTATGGTTTCTCCTTCGTAAGTAATCATCGTATCGTGTGGCAAGGCAAGCACCTTTCCAAAAAGACGGTTGTCTTCTTCGCTAACCTCGATGCTACCTATGTAGCCTTTATAATTCATCGTATTCATATCAATTCATTATTTTTTAGGAACTCTAATACTTGTTTTATGACATAACCTTTGATTATGCTGTCAGGGTGAGGCTTGTGTGCCGTATAAGAACTTTCCCCTTTAACAAAAATCACACGTGAGCCGCTTGTCTTTCCCTTGTTGCCTATTTCATACCCGAATATGCCAAATAACCTAACAAGCTCATCCCAGGTAAAATCCTTTGGCTGTGAAATAAAACGTTGTATCAGTTTTTCTTTTGTTCCCATTGTTATTTATTTACAATACAAATGTAACTATTTTTTAGTTACAAAGCAAATTCTTTACCGAGTTTTTTGCGAATTAGAAAAGATTGCGTATATTTGTAATGCTAAAATTCCAAATGCGGTACAGATGCCGCCGACTTGTTCGGCTATTTTTGTACCCATACATAGTATAAGTAAAGAAATTTACTGCGCCGTGTCGGTAAGCGGAAACGCCCCGAAAGCCTCGCATTTGGAGCTTTAGCAACACGTAGCGCAGTTTTTTATTGCTAAAATTCAAATGTTATGAATGCGTTAGTCATTCAAGGAGGTAATGGTCGTGATGTAACCACCTCTTTAATTGTTTCGCAGGTGTTCGGCAAGGAGCACGCAAAGGTCGTAAGAGACATTGAAAGCCTCTCTTGTTCAACAAATTTTAATGTCGCCAATTTTGGCGTCATTGAGTACACCGACACTCGCGGTCGTATTCAGAAAGCCTATGAAATGACCAAAGATGGCTTCTCGTTCCTTGTGATGGGTTACACGGGCGCAAAGGCGGGGCAATTCAAAGAAATGTTCATTGCTGAATTCAACAAACGCGAGGCGATGCTCAAAAACGACGATTACATTCTCGCCCGCTCGCAGGAGATTCTGCACAACCGCCTTAAATTAGCCGAACAGCAATTGCAAATCGCGCAGGGTACAATCGAGAAGCAGGAAGAGGCAATCAAGACACTTACCCCGAAAGCCCAGTACACCGACGAGGTATTACAATCCACCTCGACTTATACTTTAACTCAAATCGCCCACGATTTAGGATTACGTAGCGTCCACGCCTTGACCCGCATACTCATGGAGAAGAAGATGCTCTACCGTCAGAGCGGACAATGGCAACCTACAGCCAAGGTCGCCGACAAGGGCTATTTCGATACCCGCACGGCCAAATTCGTTAAGTCGGACAATACCATCGGAACCAGCATGACTACGGTAATTACCGAGAGCGGCCGCCAGTTTCTTCACTCCTTGATCGGAAAGGAGGTGTCGTTATGAGAGGCTCAATAGCTAATACAACGATTTCCGATCTTGAGGATCGCCTCCGGGCGGCTGAAGCGGCAGTAGAAGAATCCCAGAAGGCAGTCATAGAATGCACCGAGGCATATATGAGCCTGCAAAAAAGTTACGATGCCCTTTTTGATAAGTGGATTCGCCTCACAGAACAACAGAGCCAAGCGCGAAATGAACAGCTTGAACGGATGCTGTCGGCCAGAAAAGAATCGCAATACGCGCAATTTATGAATAAGTCGAACTCCAAACTTTGTTAGCTATGATTTACGAATTGTCTTCGGACGGCTATCGGCTGGGGTTATTCCCCAGCGAAGCCGAAGCTATTCATCACGCAGCCTACCTGCCGAAGGGATGCTACAAAATTCGAGAGTGGGCGATTGACGGTGAGTTTATGATATTCGATACAGCGGTTAATTCAGAACGTGAGATTAACAACTAAAATTTGCACATTATGAACAGGATATATGTAAATAAAAAGTCGGAAATAACGATGATCGGCAAAGCCTTTGAAACGGCCGGATTCCGTTGCCTGCGGATCATATCGGCGTGTGATTGCCACCAGCCGGGATCGGGCAATCGGAGAAACGGAATGATCGTCTTGGATGGCGACAAACTTCTTGTGGAGATCGTTCGATGTCGAGGGTGTACAAAAAATCGATAATCAGAAAGGGGCTTTATAGCCCCTTATCTCATTCTGTGAGTTTCTTCGCTATATATTTGCCGTATTTCGTTCAATGCGCGTGATTCCTGTTTCAATATTAGCTAACTTTTCATCCATATTTTTTGTCGTAGCATTGATTTCAGCGACTTCAAGATAGGTTTTTACGGCGTATTGCAACAGTTCATTACTGATCTGCACATTTCGGATAACAGCAATCTGAATGCTTGTTATAGACGATATAAGTCCGATAATAGACTGTGTTTCGGTCATAACATATCCTCGGATGTCGGTAACTTTTCCTTGAATGTCCGTGAAGCGTCCATTAAGCTCACTTCCGGTATCTTGCGACTGAACTTGGAATCCTCGGGATGTAGCCGTTTGGCTGGAAATGTTTTCTACCCCAGTAGCTTGTGCTATGGTATCTCTCATTTCGAGACCACTTTTGACAATTTCGTCCCACCATTCTCTTAATTTTTCGGTTTCATCTTCGGTCAACACTCCATCTTTCATCGCTTCGTCAAAAGCTGCATACCAACCTTCGAGTTGATCTGAAAGTAGTGTCCCGACTTTTGCTGTCAGTACAGCTTTCATCAAATATTGGGAGAAATCTTCTGAAAAATCTTTTGCGCTCGCATCCATATCCATCAAAGTACTGATGAAATTATCGTACATGGAATCGAATGATATTTGCGTGCGTTGTTCCTGTGCCTTTTTCCGGGCATCTTCTATTTTTTCTTCCCCTTCGATGATGCTATTGAGATAATTTTGAACATCTCCATCGAGTTGTGTCCAGAAAATGCTGGCTTCATCTCGTAATGTTCGTAATTGATCGGCGGAAAGGTCCGTCAGCCACATCATTCGATTGGCTTCATTCTGCCATTCATTTTTCCAGACATCGTTTCCCAATGCTTCTCTGGCTTGTGCCCACCCTTCTGCCGACATATCTCGCCAAATTCGGCGTCCTATCGTTCGAGTTGTTCCTGATCCTCCAGAGTTTAATCGGGCACGAGCGAGTTCTTTGTATGATTCTGTCTGTTTGTTGACTAAATCGATTATTTCTTGTTCAGTCTGGCGAACTTCTTGCCCATACGATATGTCAATATATTCTTTCTTTTTGTCTATCAGATTATCCCAAATGTCGTTTATTGCCTCGTATTGTTGTTTTAATTCCTCATATTCGGAATAGTCCGGGCCAAAATTGAATAAACTAAATACACCTTGTATTAACTGAAATCCGGCTGATATAGCTGTGAGAACGAGACTTGCTTTTTCCAATGCGGACATTGCAGTCCCCGCTGCACTTGCTGCGTCTGTTACGCCATCTATTGTAGCGATAAGGTTTCCTGCGGCACTTGCCATTGTTGCGATGAAAGTCGCAGCTTTTCCTAATCCTTCATCAAACTCGCTCAAGGCACTTGCCGCTTCGCGGGCTGTTGCGGATAATTCATTGAGTAATCTGGCTCCTTCGGCCCAATTACTGTCGGAGACCCCTTTTTTTGTTTTTCCGAGTAGTGCATTTAATACGGCAATTCGCGCTTTGAGCTTGTTGATCGTATCAATATATCCGGCAGCCTCCTGTGTGCCGGAAGATGCAAGCGCGTCATAAGCCGTTTGAGCGGTTTCTAATTGTGCTTCGACTTCTGAAAGTAATTCTTCAAGTTTCTCAACAGACAAGTTTACGATTTCTTTTGCCCAGTCAGAGGCTTGTACTTCGAATACAGCCAAAGCCGCATCTCGCTCGGCTTGGATTGCAGCTCGCGCACCTTCAGTGGTCGCCTCGACCATCTTTCGGTCATAATAATCTTTGGTGGCCTGCATTTTCTCACGGAAAGTGCCGTATTTCATATAATATTCGTCCCAGTCAGCTTGTTCTTTTTTCCATAGTGCTGCCAAATCTATTTCTATGGGTGGACCTGCGATCGCTTCGTGTCGCTCGTTTTTGCGGCGATTGTCGTTTTCCTGTCGAAGTATAGCGAATTGCTCTTCTTGTTTTTGGGTTAGTTTTCCCTGGAGCTCTATGATGCGTTGTTCTGCTTCGTTGATCGCCTCTGCCCGCCGTTGATAATCGAGTTCTATTTGTGCTACTCTTTTCTCTGTCCCATCCTTCATTGAATCAATCTCGGCTTGAAGAGCATCATCGCGCAGCTTTTGGAGCGCTTTTCCGAGATCGTTCAAATTTTTTTCCTGTTGTGAAGCCGCTTTTTGGGCATCTTGTTCGGCTTTGCGGCGGGCTGCCTCTGCTTCGGCATTTTTCTCTTCCACAGTGGAGGAAGTAAGGAGTTTTTCAGCAGTGTGAAGAAGATATTCACTTTGTTGATTTAATGAATCAACATATTCTGTAAGATATTTAGCTCCGCTTTCTTTGAATTTTTTATATAACTCATTGTTATTTTTTTCTAATGTTTTTTCTGCGGCTTTTTGGGCTTCATCCATGGCTTTGACGTATGATTGTAATAAAGCCGTATATTCTTCATCTGTTTGCCCTTTTAAGCGTCCTCGCATTAAAATAGCGTTATATTGTTGCTTTGTGCCGAATAATTGTTGGTATTCAGGTAAGTATTCAATAGTTATTTTTTGCCCTTGAAGTTCTGTAATGTCATCCATCGCTGCCCGTGCTTGTGCAGCTTCAATAATTGCATCCCGTAGATTGTTGTAAGCGCTAATAGCATTCCCGACCATAACTTGCTCTTCGGACATATTTCCGAAGTAGGCGGGATATATTTCCTGTAATCTTTCGACCGCTTTTTTTCGTTCGTTGTAGGGTTTAGCTACATTTGTTGCTGCCCGGTACAATAAATCGAGTTTGGTAATTTCGGCTTGAGCGGAAATTGCCCCTTCAGTCATTGTCGCGTGGAATTGCTCTGCGGCTTGTTTTGCGGCATCAAAAGCCTGTTTCCCCTTGAACAGCGAGCCAACCCATTCGGTGATTTCCTTGCCGTAAAGGGTTAAAACCGTGATTCCGGCAACCAGAAGCGTTTGCCAAGAAATGATCGATTTAATAACCTGCTTCCAAACCGGTGTGAATGATTGGCCTTCGGCTTTGAGTTCTTTCACCCGTTGTCTTGTTAAGGCGAGCTGATCGGCTAAAATGGGCAGGTTGTTGGATATGGCGAGGAAGAAGGTTTGCGGGCTTATGGCCAGCGACGGTAGTTCCCGAGCGACCTGCTGGATTGAGAACGACAGTCCATTCCAACCGGAAGCATAATTACCGACATTGCGGGCATGAACTCCCATCGAAGCGTCAAGTTCTTTGATCTTTGTGTCGAGAGCCTGAATGTTTTTGAGAAGGTTTTGACCGAATGTATTCCCGCGTTCTCCTTCATTGAGCGATCTGTAAACGGTCCGCATCCGAGCGAGGGCTTGCGACATTTCATCTATAGAGCCATGTGCGACTTGCTCCAGTTTGATTTGGTTCGCAACCTCTTGGCGCATTCGTGAAATAGCTTGCTTATTTTCTTCATAAGTCAAAGATAAGGATGTTCGACGGGCAATTTGTTTGTCCGTCAAGGCGAAGCCATTCTGCTCGGCTTTATTCAAAGCATCATATTGTGCTTTCAGACCTCGGTTTGCGGCTTTTAACTGTTCTATTTGTTCGATATTTTCACGCTTTGCAAGACTTACAGCGTGCAATTCATCCAGCAAACCGCGCCATGCTTCGGCTTCCGCATTGGCAGCCTGTGCTCCTGCGGTAGATGCAGTTGACGATGGGGTAGATAGTGATTGGGGCTCTGTTTGTGAGACTGTTTTTGCCGCCTCGTTCTGCATTTGAGTAATTCGCTTTATTGATTGCTCGACACGAGCCTCCATTTCAGCGATTTTCTTATTTACAACGTCAAACTCCTTTGTTCCTGAAGGAATAGTAGCCAAAACCTGTTTCAATCGCTCCAGAGAGGTGATAAAACTGTTTAATTTATCGGTTTCGGCGTTTATTTTGAATGATAATGCGCTCATTTGTTCTTTTGTCTTCTTCTTGCGGCCATCTCCTTGCCGCTGCCCTTGACTATTTTCTTTTCATCGCCCACGAGCGATCGCACCTTGTCGATCATCATCAACATCATAGTGGGGTAGTTCACTTTTTCGAAGGCGTCACGGTAGCTGATGTTCAGGTGTTTCATCATAGTCGCCATGATGCCCGCAATAGAGTTGTTCCCAATAGTTTCTGTGATGGTTTTCTTGCGTGTTTTGTCGATTTTGACTGATTCCAGCAGATCTTTTCCTGTGGTGATGTCGGCGATTTTCTGTGCTGCGATTCGGATTTGTCGGTAATCGCTGTAGCGTCCGGCGTACCATAAGAACAGTCGTTGTTGCCAACGGCAGTGAAATAGTAGCTTTGACATAGTTTTCAGCGAATATCGTTGTCGCCCGTCAATGGAAAGGTCCAGCCGTTCGTCTGCGAAAGCCCGTGCGAGATCCTTGATATAGGGTTGGTAAAACCGGAAATTAAGTCGCCCGATCCGTACTATTACATGATGTTTGTTCAGCAATGATGCAGCGACGATGTTGGCGGACTTACTCATGATCCTTTGCGATTGATTGTGAGAGCTGCTCCATAACGGCGCTGATACCAGCCATATCCTCCAAAGGAATCATTTTTAGAGTTTTGTTATAGGCGTCAAACAATTCGTCGAGTGAGGCTTTTTTTAGGAATTTTCGCCGGAGCACGATGCGTTTTAATATATTGAATATGTTTTTGCTGTCAGATATACCTAAAGCTACACTTTGGGTCATTGCCTTAAGGCATCCGATACTTTTATCCAGCTCTTTTTTTATGTCCCGCGCCTGCATAATGCGTATGGCGGTCAGCGGGGACATACCATATATGCTATAACTTTTTCCGGCTATGCGGAAGCTGATGAAATCCATATCTTGAAAGCTTATAAATAAAAAGGAGCGAGGGGCTTACGCCTCCCGCCCCTTTGTCGATGTGATATAAGGCTGTTATTTGCTTGATACACTCATTATCGAAGCGGCATCCGTAACCTCAGATGCATCGAACCAATATTCAGACGATACATCCGTATTGTCGGGCTCCAGTGCTGTTGCGACGACACTGATAGCAACGGCATCGTCTGTTTCGGCATTTCGCGCCACGATGGAAGCCTTTGGGAAGACGCAGTATTGGTCGTCTTCTGTAAGTGCAACCATGCACTTCTCGATATTAGTGACGCCACGTGCCCGCTTCCAGGTGGTTTCCGTTCCTGTGCCACCCATGAATGCCGCCTTCGTTTCGTAGTCGTATTGGCCGATGGCGAAGTTCATGGTGACTTCACCCATCTCTTTTGACTGACGATATATGCCGTCGGTGAGCTGATTTTTGTATTGTGTTGTGGAGGGCTCGGCTTCATCGAGGCTCCACGTGTCCTGATGGACATTCGGCACCTTCTTGGTGGTAGGGTCTTTGAGGATGGTTCCCAACAGCGTTCCTGTCAGATCGCCCGTGACTTTCGCGGGGTCTGCATACCAGATGTTTTTGATGCCTACGGCTGTAATAGTTGCCATATTTTTAATCTTTTTTTACGTTTAACACTCTGAACAGAACCCGGACATAGACATAGTGGCACCCGAGGTCTTTATCCTCTTCACAACCTATATTTTCGTATCGGTAGTGATATGCCGTATTATCATATTGCCCATAGGTCCATGATTTGAATTTTGATTTTGCAGCCCGTTCGAGTTCTTTAAGCCGGTTTCGATTTGCAATTCCCTTGATGTCCGGGATACATAGATTCACCGAGATGTAACAGGATTCCCAGTAAGTCGCCGGAGATTGTTCCGATGGCGTTACAACTACGATTCGCTCGTTTTTTATTCTGCCTTCCGGAACATCCCAGGTAGGAAATGTTTTAATCCCGAAATCAGTGCAATCACGAATCAAAATGTCCTGTGCATCGTTGGTGGTTATCATTGTGCAATCCTTTTAGAGCCATATTTTCGTGTATTCATACCTTTGTCCGCTTTTGTAGAAGCCTTGCACTGGGTACGACACCGAATCTTCTAACGTGGAACCGATAGGAGCACCGAGACGATGGTCGAATATATTTTTGCCGCATCTATCGAGGATGCGGACCTCCTCATTTTCTTCGAGGGGGAGTACATTCTGCGGCATAACTACCTCATAGGTATATTCGATCACTTTTCCGTTAGGCGATTCAATGAACCGGGCTTTGCCGTCGTAACGAGCATTACAGCGGCTCACCGTTTGCCATTCATCCGTGTTGTGATTCCAACGTTGAAGTATATAGGGAAATCGGATCATAAGAACTTTACGGTCGGTTGAAGATTGAATTCGTCGGCAATATCGGTTAGGCCGTTATCCTTTGCGAGAGCATGTATGCGGCGGCGTAATTCCTCTACATTATAGCCGATAGAATATCCGCCGTTGCCTTCGGACGCCAGAACGATAAGCTGCTTCAGGATGTCAATGGCGGCTTTCGCTACCGAAACCTTGTTGGCTGACGAATACTCTCCGTCTGCCGACAACCCTGCATCCATGCAGGCTACTGCAACCAGGTTGTCGTCCACATCATAAGGATAGAGCCGTGCCGATATTACTTCCGAATTCTTCATTGACGATAAGTTTAAGCGTTACCTTCGTTCCACGAGGTATTCTCTGTGTTGATGTAGTACAGGGATTGCCGGTTGATGAGTGCCGGCATGATGTACGCTTCGGCCAGAGTAACTTCGAGCATTGGGTTCAGCTCCGAATAGCGCGTGATCTTCACGTTCTCGCGGTATGCTTGCAGTGCATCGGTGTCCGAAACCTGCGGGACGTCGCTCCACCAGGTCCAGCCGAGCTGCGGTGTCGGCGACAGCACGGCGACATTCTCCGCCCACGGCTTGTAGGTCGTCTGACTGCCGTCGCGTGCCTCCCGCTTGACGTAGGAGTCGATCACGATGATCTGCGGATACCCTTTTGAACGCATGTAGGTATTCACGAGGTCGATTGTGAGCGTGTCGCTGCTTGCCAGGCCCGTCGCAGTGAGGACGACAGGCGAAACCCGTTTGACGGTCTTTTCGCTCATCAGCAGTTTGTCGAAAGCCGCTTGTTCCATGATAGCGTACATGGGACGGCTGAATCCTTCTTTCTGGATGGCTTTCTGCCCGGCGATGATGTCACCGAGCGGATCGCTGTCAGACGATGCGCTCCACTTGTTTTTCACGCCGGTTTTGTGTGCCGAAGGGATGTTGAAGTTTAGCGCGTTCTGCGTCACCACGTCGTTGTTGTTCTCGGTTTTCAGCACGATGGCAGATTTCGATCCGACTTGAAGGTCCAGGTCTTCGGCGAGATAGTTCACACCTTCGTAGCAGAATTGTACGTCTTCATAGACCATATCTACGAGTTGCAGTGCTACATTGGGGTTGCCGCTTGACTGCGCATAGCTGCGGAGGATTTGATACTCTTTGATCTGTTTCTCGTCTTTTTGGCGAGAAATTGCGACTTTCGCAACTTGTCCGCTCCAAGTGCCGATGGTTTTGCGTGTTTTTTGCGGCGCCTTCGCGTTGAACGCGATCACGTCTGCACTCACGGGGATTCCGTCGTTCCCTTCAAGAGACTTGATGTCGAGTGTCGGGGTGTAACGCAGGGGAAACAGCGTCGGCCATGCCAGACCGGACCCCGGCATGTACGAGTTCAATTCGGCCTGCATATCGACCTGCGAAAGGTCGAAAAGGGGTTTTCTCATGTCTGCCATAGTTAAACGAGATTAATGGATTTGAGATTTGCGAGAATTTCGGGAGCGATATTGGTCGTCACGGCACGGACACTTGCTCCATTAACAAGACGTACGAAATTGTTTACCGTACCGCCTTCGAGCTTGTTCCCCGTCAGATAGGCTGGGGTGTAAATGGCTTCAGCACCCGACGCTTTCGCTGATTTTGCCTGGTAACCTTTTGCCCCGATAGCGACGGTTGTGCCGAATGCTGCGGTCGTTAGTACATCCTTCGATGCGTCTGAGCTGTTGATCGCAGTGATGGCGACAGCTTTTCCACCGAAAGCGATGAACTCACCTTGCTTGAAACCGGAGCCTTTGGCGATTTCGATGTTAGTGTCTTCAGCTCCGATGGCTTTCACGAGTGTTGCACCTTTAATCGGTTTGTAGATGTTACCGGTTGCCAGTCCCACAACGGAACCGGCCGGCAGATCTCCGTCGAGCTCGGTTACATCGACGGTACCGCCACCTTCTTTTTCGGAAAATACGACCTCGAACACCACCTTGTCGGGTTCGGGGGCATCATAGAATTTGTTTTGCCAACTCATGTCGATTGTTTTTTAATTTAGACCTTTGATCGCCGAAGTTTTGTAATCCTCGGCAGCCTTCTTGCGATCCAGTCGGGCTGCCATTGCCGCAGACATTTTATCTCCACTTTCTCCGCCTCCGAAGAGAGGCGGTGTTACCCCGATTCCACTCTTGACGAACATTTTGGCCGCTTTCGAAAGAACCTGATCTACGTCGTCATTGTCGTCGATTTTGATGATGGAAAGCGTGTCATCGTCAAGTCCCAGCGCGTGGGCCTTTTCACGGATTGTCGCAGCTCGTTGTGCCTGCGTCTGCGCTGCTTCGAATCCCTCGATTTTCTCCGTATAGGGCTTCATGGTGTTTTGGATAAAAGATTTTATCCGTTCCTCAAATGCCTCGGGATCGAAAGTCTGGGAATTATTCTTGTTTCCGGGTTCGAGTTGCTGCTCTCCGCCCCCGGGCGCAGGGATTACGGACTTTCCGTCTTTGAGGTTATGCTTCTTCTCGTAGTTGCGTACTGCGGTCTGTGTGGCATCCCCTGCACGGTAGTCTCCGTAGCTTTGTAACACGTCTTGAAATCCAATCCCCTCTACGATGGCTGGTAATTGGGCTTCATCCGTCATAGCCTCGGCCTTATTCGTTGCGATTCGGTCGAGGATTGCACTATCAACCCCAACAAATTTGGTTTTGAGTAGTGCGAGAAGTTTTTCTTTCATGTTTTTTCGTTCTATATGGTTTCGAATAAATCATCATATTCGCACAAAAAAGGTCTGTCAGCCGACGCCAACAGACCCACTAACAATTACATGAAGGTTATATCGTTCTGCAACTGGTGGGCTGCGACTTCACAGCCTCTGCGACAAAAGTCAGTATGTTCGGCACATTATGCAAATTATTTTAAGGAAAAATTCGTTAAAAAAAGAGGAGAGCAATTCTCACTGTCGGAAAATAGCTTTATTGAAATGATTCATTCCAAAAAGTGCGAAAAATAGTGCAAGAAGGAGAGGTATCCCGCAATGGGAAATTAGATTGGGTTTGTGTCTAAATTGTGTGCCCGACTAAAAACAAACCAGTCACCTACAGGGCTGTAAGTGACTGGTTTTCTGTGTGGTGCCACCGGGAATCGAACCAGGGACACAAGGATTTTCAGTCCTTTGCTCTACCAACTGAGCTATGGCACCATCATCGACTGAAACTCGTGTGGGTTTCGAATCGTGGTGCAAAGATAGATATTATTTCCTGAAAACCAAAAAAACGACCGAATATTTTCCATCTCAGACTTTCATTTCAGGAACGGCAGGCCGGAATATCGGAAAATTTTTTCGGCCAGGATACCGGAAATTCAGGATTTTGGTTATTTTTGTAAAAACTGTAAAGATTATGAAAACAAGCAGTTTGATGATGTGTGCGCTGGTTGCATTGACAGCCTGCGGTACCGGAGTGAAGCAGAGTGTCCGTACGCCCGTCGAAATGGGCGAGCGGATCGAATTGAAGACGCCGGATCCCAAGATGGGACTGACTATCAACGAAGCGCTTGCGGCGCGCAGCTCGTCGCGCGACTTTTCTCCGGAGATGCTCTCTCTGGAGGAACTTTCGGGTGTACTGTGGGCTGCTGCCGGGGTAAACCGGGAGGATGGGCATCTTACCGCGCCTTCGGCTATGGCGCTCTATCCCATTCGGGTCTATGCTTTCCTGCCTGAAGGTGTGTATCGTTACGATTCGAAAGCGAATGTATTGAATCGGGTCATCGAAGGAGATCGTCGGGAGCTTACCGCGATGCAGGATTTCGCTTACACTGCGCCGCTCAATTTGGTGTATGTGGCCGATTACAGCGTTTATGCGGACCGGAATCAGCCGGTGGACCGCATCCGTTTCTGGTGCGCGGCCGATGCGGGCGGATATACGGAGAACGTGAACCTTTATGCCGCCGGAAACGGTCTGAAGGCCATTACACGGGGCAGCTTCAAGGAAGAGGCGCTGTTGGAGTTGCTGGGGCTCGATCCCGCACAATACGGTGTGATTCTCGCCCAGACGGTTGGCCGGTAG